ATTGAACTTGGTGATGCTTCCATCGCTGTGGCATATAACATTCACTCCTTTGTATTTAATCTTAATTGAATTTTCTTGTACTTTCATAATTATTTTCGTGTATTCACCTGCTGGAAACTTCTCCGCCTGGAGTGCTTCCATCCGTTATTGTTAATGCCCCATCCAGCGATAGCAGGAATCCCATGAAGGTTACATAGCTCTTGACGAACCTTGTTCCCTAGTTTGGATGCCTCACGTACCTGAACCGAAACGGAGCAGTTATATTTTTTCTCAATAAAACGAACATCCCCAATGGAAGTCCGTGACATTACTTGTCGCAGGTTCATTATTCAAACCTTCCTGTGCAGTGATAGAATTTAAAGAAGCAGCCAATGCCTCGCTCACCTTCACGATTCTTGGCTAATTTATAACTTAGGTTTGTGTAAGCTCCTTTGTAGTCAGTGTCCTTGGATTCCTCTACAGAACCCTTGGACGGATACATTAAAAGAACAACGTCAGCATCATTCTCGATGTCGCCGGAGTCCTTGAGGTCATACAGTTCCAGTGGTCCACGTTTAGCACCCTCTCGGTTCACTTGAGCCAGCAGGATAACTGCGATGTTCAGGTCCAGTGCCATCTGCTTTATCTTGTGAGAGATACTAGCGATGCCTTCGGCCTTCCCCATCTTTGAACTGAACGGTATAAGTTGCAGATAATCAACGATTACCAGCTTTACTCCATTCTTCTGTACGAATTGTCTTGTCTGACTAACTAGGTCATCAGCACTCCTCACGCTGTGTGAGGTAAATATAGGAATCTCGGTTGAGAGCCTGGTGTTTGCATCCTCGACTCGCTTCATTTGCTCATCGGTGACACGCCCCTCCTGTACGTTCCTCATATTGATTCCAGATATAACCTGTAGTAGCCTCTTGGTTAGTTGCTTCTGTGGCATCTCTAATGAAAAGATAGCACATGGAGTACCATCCTTTGCAACTGACTGTGATGCTATGAACAATGCAAGTGCTGACTTACCGCAGGACGTTGGTGCAGCCAAGGTGAGAACCTCACCAGCAGCTATACCATTGTTACCTAAGTAGTTATCGAGTCTTCCGAGGTGAGTCTTCACTACGTCCGGCACGAAAGTACCCTCCTTCATTTGTTTAATCTCCTCCATTATCTCATTAGCTGAGTGGGAGATACTTGACTTTGCTACTGACTCGCTTTCACGAACAGTAATCTCAGCCTCCAGGGTACTCCGTATGTCGTCATACGTTACGGACTCGGACTCGGCCTGTTCAACTGCTGTGCGACATGAGCGCATAAGCTCACGAAGCTTTGACTTCTCAGCAATCGTCTTGGCTAAGTAACCTGACTGTATGGACGTTGTAGCCCTGTTCATAACAGAGAATACACCAGCCATACCCCCGACCTCATCAAGCCCTCCAGAGGCTTTCAGATGCTCCGAGAAAGCAATCTCGTCAAAGGGTTCATTGGCACTTGCCACCTCACCCAATGCACGAAACATTAACTTTCCCCGAAGTGTATAGAAGTCATCCGCTGTTACAAGCTGGCTGACCTCGTCATAAATAGAACTATCTCCATCAAGGAGACAGGTAGCGATTAGTTTTTCTTCAGCGTCTTCGCTATGTGGCTGGTTGTGAATCATTAGGTCGTTCATTCTCAAGTAGTACTTTCTCTTTTAACGAACGAAGAACTTGACCCAATGCGTTGTGTTTAACCCGGTTCTCCTCGTGCATTTTATGTGCTTCAATCTCATTGAAAAGATTGATGGATACTTCGGCAGCTTCTAGGATTTGTTTCATTTCGTTTTGGTATTTATTTAATTGATTCATATAGTAGTACTTGTACTCCCCACCGAATTGTGAGGAGCCAAGTATTCTACCATGACTCGTTACTTGTTCTCTTCTCTTTCCAGCATCCCTATGGCTATCAACGAGTAACCAATTAGGTCACGAAAGATGTCTTTCGATTGGTCGCCTTTGGATGTGACTGAGAGAGAACCATCAGAACAAAGAGCCTTTGCCCTTTGGAATTTATCCTGCATCCTGACACATATACCAGTCAGGGGATGAACATTGAACTCAACTGACTTGTCGAAGTTAGCGAAGGGGTTATCGCAGGTCTGACCTCCAGTGTAGTCGTTGTTCTTGTCAGCAGTTAAGGCAAGGATGGAAGTGACCTCCGCATTGCGGAAGTCCTCCCACCACTCCTTATCGAACTGAACTTGCTGCTCCATTAAAACGGAGTGTCGTCATTTGTTGGCACGGTTGCAGACTTGGGCTGTTCCGTGCTTGGAGAACTTGCTCCCTCAACAGGATTGACGGCCAGAGACATCATTGCGATGCCACTCTTAGCGGTCTTCTTCCATCCCTTGAGGTAGTAGTCCTTACCCTCAACATTAATCTTACCAGTATAATCCGGGTGATTAGGTTTATCCTTGCGGTCGTTAACAAAGAAAACGCCGCTGTTAGTATTATCGTATTCTGACATAATGTATTATTTATCTGGGTTGTTTTGTTCAGCCAAGTGCAGATTGAACCTGGCTAAGAGTGAGTTGAATCGCTTGTCGGTTTCATCGTCAAGGTTATCAATTTGTTTTTGTAAAAGAGCATTCTCGATTTCAAGATTGTGAGCCCTCTTGTGAAGTTTGTTGCATTCATATGCTAGTTGTTGCGATGATACTCCGAACATATCAGAATCCTGCTTGTGTGGTAGGCTTGGCCTGTTTCTTGCCGTGGTCATTGGTAGCGTCAGCGTCCTTGACATCGTCAATAGCGAACAGTCCGTTCAGTGCGTACTTGCGAGCGTAGCTGCTGGCTGAACCAGTAATCTGCGCATCGTCCATACCCTTCTTGACCTCAGCCTCACGAGCGAAGCCGGTTGAACTGACAACAGCATTTGAGTCATTTGAATCAAGCAACTCACAGGTAGCCTTGACGTATACACGACCACCTACCTCAACGATTTCATCGTGGATGACAAGTGAGCATTCCCATTCAGCAAGTAATGGTTTGAGTGCGGTAAGGATGTCCTCACAGGAGCGGTACTTGTACCCTCCGAATTTATTAGTCTGCCCCTTTGGAGCTTTGAGGGACGACTGAATGCCCTGTAGTTTTTGATGTAGGTTTTTATTACTCATATTTATTTTTAAGCAATGAACGGTAGAGAGCCGCTCGGTGTTTTTGATTTGTGCAGGATTCGAGTTCTTCTTTACTCGCCCCCATATCACGTAGAGTGAGGACTTGTTCTTCTGATGTCAAGCCATTCCTAAACTTTCGTGTAAGTTGTGTAAGACCTACGGGGTGAAGGACTTCTGTGACTGAACCCTCAAGATAAGAGGCCATTGCCTCCAGAGTTACAGGTAAAAATTCTTTATCACCCTTGCACATCTTGAAGTAGAAGTTCTCAACCTTTCCCAGCAGACTGTTGGCTTGGCGTGAGATAACGCCACGGACCATGCCGGTCTGGTGGTCGTGGTCAAGTACCCAGTCGTCAGTCTTAATGCTGAGGATGGGGCAGCAGATAGGCTTGTGCTTATCTCTGTATTCCTTGACCTTGGTCTGAGTCAGGTAGCTCATAGTGAGTTAGTTGGTTCGTTATTGAGTCCAGCAATCGCCTGATGCAGTTGCATAATCTCTTCACGAAGTATTTCATTCTCACGTTTAAGTAGAATGACATCTACCTTTACTCCTCGGTAAGCTTCCTCGTATTCCTTGACGGAATTGAACTGAGGTACTCGTATCTTGTCTTCTGATGTATCCATATTATTTTTTGTATTTTGGGAGGTTAAAGTCTTTGCGCCACTTGACTACAGTTGTTTGGTGAACTCCGTTCTCATCGCAAGCGACCCAGCACTTTGTTCCGTTTCTGCGAGCCGCATCGACCCGGTTGACGATTGCTATCTTTTCTTCATCGGGTAAGAACTTTTGGCATCTTTGTTTCTTTTTCTTTTGGAAGTTAGTGCCCTGGATAAAGTCCCTTGTTCCTGCTTCGGCCTCAAGTTTCTCGTCATCCTCAACCGCCTTGGCTATTTTTTCTTCAGCCCATCGCATGAAGTTACTGATTGAATTTCCGTATGTGTATGTTTGCATTAGAATGTTGTATTGTATTGATATATTAGTTTATTGATTGGTAGTAGAACGCCCAATGATGTATTGTTGTCACCGCCCTTAACTTCGGCAGCAGTCCCCATTAGTGGAGAAACAATGCTCATTAGGTTTTCCTTTGATAGGATTATAAATAACTCTCCGATGTCGAATGCGTAGTACTCGGACTCGCTTGTTGCGATACCCGAAGGCTTGCCTCGTGATTCAAATTCGATGAAGAGGTTGCCGGTGTTCCGAGCCATGAGGTCACGTTTTACTTCAACCTTTTTGTTCTCAAAGATTTCTGCGAGAGCTTTCTCGGAAACCTGTCCGACCTCCAGGTCGTATCTAAAATCAGAATTGTAATCCATATTAATTAGTCAGTTAGTTCTTCAACGGACAGAATCTTTCCTGTACCGCCACGTTTTAATCTGCACCTGCCATCCTTCTCAGGCTTGACCTGTAGTAAGAGACGGACAGCGTCCTTCTCGTTGTGTGCCCACTTGATTGCCGCACTTGTGTTGCTCTCAGCAGGCAGTTCGTCAACTCGGTATGTTATGTAGTACTGTTTCATTACATCCTTAGTAGCCAGTAAAGCTCGGCACATTTCTTGGCTACCTTGATTCCCTTCTCCATCTCTTCGGTAGTCCATACCTTGTGGTGGTGTTTCTTGGTATCGCAGTCAATAACGACCGAGATACATTTGGGAAGGTAGCTTAACTTGTGTTCACGTGACAGCATCCATGACTCAACCGCTAACTGCTGGCAGTCCTTGTCGTAGACCTTGGCCTTACCCTTGGTGTTGGTGCGGCACTTGTAGTCAGCTAAGAATAACTGACCCTCGGAATCGTGTCCTATGAAGTCAACCGAGCCGGCAATCTTGATGCGATTGTCAGCAATGATTTTCTCACAAGCAATTGGCTTCACGTTGTTATCCTGGACCCAATCCT